CTTTCTCCGCTTTCTCATATACACCTTGTAGGTCGTTTACGTTTTCTGCGGATGAAGCAATATCCTTGAATGACTGTTCACCGGAAGATTTGCTATCACTTGTGCTTGAAAGTTGCTGTTTCAGAGATTCATTCTCTTTTTTCAAAGATTCCGTCTCTTCTTGGGCAGTCCTCCAATTTTTAGTAGCTTTGTCGATACGTTTCCGCATCTTCTTCACTGTCTTGTCTTGTTTAGAAAGAACATCCCCTTCTTCGGCGTCTTCCTCTGATTCTTCCTCAATCTCTTCTTCTTCGGATTCCTCGTCAGATTCTTCGATCTCAGTTTCCTCAATTTCAGATACCTCTTCAGGTTCTTCAACTGCTTCGGGTTCTTCTACTTCATCTACTTCTATTTCCTCTTGCGTATCCGCCTTTGGAGTAGTCATAAACAAATTAGCTAAACTTGCTTCAGTTAATACAGGGTTTGATGCCTGTGCTTCTACTGCTGTTTCGGTAGCCGTATCACCGTTAATTTCTTCACTCATATTATTACCAGTATTTTGTTATGAAGTTACAGAACTTCTAAATCGCTGGTATTGTATCACGAGTAAGATGTATTTACCCCCGAAAGAATTACACCTAATCCTCTAAAGCGTTCTTACAGAACTCTAGGATGTTATCATAAGCCTTTTCCTCGCCACTTACTGATGTAAGTAGTTGTGTGCTTAGGATAGTATCATCTGAGTATCGACGGTATTTACACTCGTCTCTCAATGCCTCCATGAAGTCTTTAAACACTTTTAAGTCACCGCAATTATGCATACGGTTCACTAAATTATCAAACTCCTCAAATTCGTCTGCTTTCTTTGCCATTATGCGCTAGGTAAACTGTTTCCGGGCTGTGTTCCTAATCTTCCGATCAAAGCATTCTGCCTCTGGGTTTCCTGAAACTGCAATTGCTCCATATACTTCTGAATCCTCGCCTGTGCTTCAGGTGAGTTCTGTAGCATTGCTTGAACATCCTGCGCTGGTATTTCTTCCGTCCCTTGCATCCAAGCCTGTATTTCTGCTTGTCTGAGTTGCGTATTAGCGTTTTCAGGGGCATTAACCACCTGACCAGATACCATCTTAGCAATATCATCCTGAGTCTTACGTCTTTCATCTTCTGTAGCTTGTTGTGCTGGTTTAATAAACCTATCAGAGTAGGATGTATCCATAGCTCCGGCTGTAGCTCTCATAAACTCAGCAAAATCAAATGTTCCCTCTCTATCATAAGCAGAGGCTAATTCACCTAACTTGACGAGATTCTCTACTTGTTTAGACGTATCAGCATTCAATAGGTTATAATCAAAGTAAAAATCGACACGTTCTGTTCCTTCTGAGCGTATAAACTGCATAGCTTCTACGTCTCGTGAGCCTATAACTCTAAAGAACTTCTCGTCATCACCGAATTGCTGGTCTAAATCCCATATCTGATCCATGACAATAACCCAATTCTGCATCCACTGGTTGACCTGATCTTGTAGTATGTCTACAGCGTGGTTAGGATCTTCTCCTGCCACTGGTCTTCCAAAGCTTCTGTTAAGGTTATCACGAACTGACTGCTCAATCTCGATAGACTCTTGAATGCTACCACTTGGAGTCTCCATGAAGCCATATTCACCTCTGCGCCTTACGCCTACTGAGTCACCCGGCCCAAAGTTCGTAGGTTTACGTCCTAATGGGTGTTCTCTAGTTGGGCAAGTAGTCATTGCTGTTCTATCAACTCGACTATCCTGCTGGACTTTAATCTCGTCCTGTGCGCCTTTACCAAGTTCCGGAACGCCTCGTGTATCCATCAGCCTATCACTTCTGTATTCTCTAGGGAAGGCTACAAAAGGATAACGTGAGGGCTTATAATCCAAAAGTCCTGACATACCCCAACCTGATACTTCAGGGTGGAATGCCGTAACGAATACTCCGATAACACCATCTTCTGTGAGGGCTTTCTCGTATCCATGTGTAATTCTTACAAATCCGCTTGCATCATCTACTGTTCCCTCGCCTGTGCCAGAGTTATTCTGAACTGCGTTAAGGGTCTGTGTGCTAGTATGATACTCATTAGACTGTCCCATAGTCTTAGTAATTACCTCATTCACCCATTCTTCATCCCATCCGTCTTCCTCTACTTTAGAGAGTAATTGCTCAGGTGTCATATACTCGCTGTGGAATATATACGGTGAATCTTGTAGGTTAATTACATTAGGTGGGAATACTATGTCTTCACCTACCGCTAAAGCTTTTACTGCTGGACGGTTATGTATGACTGTTGGAACAGCTATCTTGGTTACGCCTTCTTTGCGTAACTCGTTTACCGCCTTGCGTGCTTTACGCCTGTTGGTATTCGGGAAGAACATAGACATTGCGTCTGTAGCTTCCTTAGTCTGTTCTGGGTCAGTAATTAATGCCACTATCTTAAGCCCCACTTCTGGGTCTTCTGGCATTTGAAATTGTGCTACCTGTTCTATGGTGAGTTCATTCATCTGATCCTCAACCTTTGTGTCCCATGCGACACCTAATACTCCTATAGCCTTTTCCTCTTGGTAGTTAGCTAGGATCTTCGCTTGGCGTGGTAGGTCTGGTATAGAGTTAATTAGATACTTCATATACTCAGAAATCATTCTGGAGCGTTCAATATCATTACCCTCTATAGGTATGGCTGTTAAATTGCCTCGCAACAAGGCTTTGCTGAACATCGACACATTCTCATCTATCAGGGAATTAGTAGTGAATGGTCGTATATCGCTCGCATCTTCCCAAGGATAGGCTGGCTTATTAGGCGTTCCATGCTTGCGTCCGGTTCTAAGGTCTTGATTAGGCCAGAGGCAGTTGCGGGTATTGTAATTTATTTCAACTTGATTGTAGTAAGAGCCAAGATCACCATTGATTTCAAGGAATGCATCTCTGAGACGCTCCACATCTGGATCTTCGTCGGTTTTTCTCTTAATCTCTTCTCTATTATTCAAATTTGCCATATTATTTGTCTATTTTCTAAAATTAGGTCGTATTATATCACTATTTTGCTTTTTTACCCCCGTATTTATCTCCTTGTTGTCCGAATACTGTGCGCTTCACTGTCATTCACATACAAAATATCTGAAACTGCCATGTATCTGATGCAATCTATAGGGTCTTTGGTCGGTTCATCCTTTCCTAGCATCCCTGTATACTCAGTCATTGCGTAAATTGTTTGCTCACAACGATCAGATATGAATAATTGCGGTTTATTCCCCATATCCATAGGTTTAGTATCGTCCCACGCTAATAATTTATTAATAGACTGTAAACCTGTGTCCTCGTCATAGCCGGGGGCTGGTATTGTATCAATTCCTATATTAATAAGTTCATCTATATAGGTTGTTTGCATATCCTCCTTTTGATACCTCGTAGCTCCTAATCTGGGGTCAATAATACGCTCAAAGATAGTAATACCATCCTCGATCTCTAACATCCTATCCTTGTAATCTTGGAAACCGTAACCGTTAGGTTTACACGCATCACCCGGACGACCCTTAGTTCCCTTACTCATATCCGCCCAATCACCATACGAGTAGTCAGGATACTCAGCCCAGACGTATATCTCATTGAGAGGCGTTACACTCATCCAACTCATAAACCAAGGTTTAGCCCCAGATGGGTCAATTACCATGTAATGAGTAGCTTCTGCGTTCTTATCCTTTATAAATGGGATTTCCTCGTGTTTAATCACATTATGCTTGTGACTGAACTTAGGAAACTTGCCAGCCATAGGCTTAACAGGCACTCCATGCGCTCTACAGAGTATATCATCTCTATGTGCGCCCTCTAAAGTCTTCTTAATACGCTCATACCCACCATAAGGGTTATCTTTTGTCTGGAAATAGATGATTTTAGCGTCTTTTCGCTTGGGCTGTTGAACAATAGGGACTTTTACACCTTTTAATATGTCGGATTCTATTTCTTCCTTGGTTATAGCTCCATTTAGATACTCTTTAACAGTAGGTGAGTAACCCTCAATAGGTGTAAAGGTGATTATTCCTACTGCATCACGAGTTACTAGCCTGTATCTGAGTGTATCTAACCAAGCTTGAGGTATAAGCTCATCTGCCCAAAATCCGATGTTATGCACATGCGGTAAACCCTCTGTAGGGGTCATAGATCCGATCTCACCACCCTCAATAGTAGTAATATCTTGTGAATAATTACGAAATACGATCTCTGAGCCGTTAGGAAACACTAATTTACCATCTGAGAACCCACGTTTCTGTGAATAACTGATATTAGTTATTTTATTCCGCTTCATCTCCTTCACCTCTTTAGGTATATATTTCCATATGACCTTTTGTTGCATTTGCACACTATTCTCAAAGGTTGTCTGAAAGCACCAGATGATACTATTAGGGTTATTCATTGCAGATTGCACTACACGCTTACCAGCAAGCTCCGTCTTCCCGGATCTATTGCCACCTAATATCAATATCTCAGAACCTTGTGAAAGCAGATCATCAGCCTTTAACCAGTGGTCTAGCTCATGGCCGGCACGATAAGGGTCATCTTTCATATCAAAGATTATTTCTTCCCTCTGCTTGTGGTAGTCAAGCATACCTTGTATATCCTTATCCCAACCCCTAGCCTCAATCATATCCATGTCAGGGATAGGCATATACGGGTGTGGAGTCCATTTTGCCTTATCTACTTTTGCCATCTAGCTCGTCCTCCATGATTCTTTTTAATCTTCGCTCTAATTTCTTCATGCCTGAATCATAATAAGCTTGGACTTTCTCTAACTTAATACCTGACAGTTCACTGATCTCTCTAAAGGTCAATGTCTCACCACGTTTAGCCTCATAAGCAGATGCTAGGGCTAAGTCTATATGTAGGGCTTTCTCAGCCTTTGTAGGTTCTTTAGTCACGTTCTAATGGGGGGTGTCTGAATAATCCTTCTTCTATACGCTCACATAATAATGGCGCACCTACTTTAGCTCCTTCGTGTATTTTACGAGTTACTATGACTACTACTTTCTCCTGCTTCTTCTCACCATCAACCATGATATTATCTATACACCATAGCCTGAGCTTATTAGGCGGTCTAAAACCACACACTTGTAGGTTGCGTATATTAGGCGATTCAGCTTCAGCCTCCTTAACCTTCTCCACCTTCTTCTTAGCCTTAACTGTATCTGCCCTCTGGAGCTTCTTAACAGCTTTACCTATCTGCATTACCCCTATGTTTGTTAATCCATCTGTAGCTATGTGTGAAGGCTTTAAAACCTCCTGCGCTAAATCCTGAAATTCCTGTGGGGTTAAGTTGTACTTCTCTAATATCTCTCTAACGGGATATATCTTTGTGTTCCTAGCTCTTTTTTTCTTAGTTTCAGTTTTCGTATCAGTCATTATCAGTTCCTTCTGTTATTCCTTCAAAATCATACGTCACAGGCTTTACCATCGCTGGCAATGTCCTACCCTTAGCCTTATTATACAGTCTAGTATTAAGTTCGTTATTAATACTCTGCATAACCATAACGTCATGCTTTAACCCCTTGATC